GGAACTGCACTAACCCTGCTCACGACATCAAACCATTAGGAGAAACAAATGTCTGATACCCCTACAAAAATCGTAGCCGATTTAGCAACTGGCGAAACTAAGGTTATCCCACTAACTGCTGAGGAAATCGCTCAACGCGAAGTGGATGCTAAGGCTGCGGCTGATGCTCAAGCACAACGTGATGCCGATGCTGCTATTCAAGCAGGACTAAAGGCTAGTGCTAAGGCTAAGTTGGTTGCAGGACAACCTCTTACTGAAGCCGAAGCAGCAACAATCGTTCTGTAATTATTTTAGTTCACACACTCCTGAGCAAGAGTTTAAACGGCTCATTTTTTTATTGGATAAGGAGTAAGCGTGGCAAAGAGTAAAGCACCTGATATTACCGAACGCCCCCAGATAGACCTTTCTGGTCGCGCGGGTGTTTACTATGACCCAACTGGAAACAAGTTCGATGTCGCCGTTGGCGGTATGCCTTTTATTATGGCTATCACAGATAGCACTCCTTACAAGCGACAGACTGCGGACTTCCGTACTACTCGTGTGGACCAAGAGCGTGACCCAGGTGAGCACACCCTGCAGGGTTCAGGCTATTGGATTCGTGCACAATCCTCGTGGCACTATGGCGATGGCATCCAGTTCACTGAGCCATTAGAAGGTAACGATAACGAAGTGCGCTTTCGCTTCCGTGATTCAGTAGGCATTGACCCTTGGACTCCAGGGCAAGTCAGCCTTCTTAAAGATACAACCAAAGTACTTTCACTTACTGGCAAGTCACAGATTGTTACAGGCACAGATACCAGTGGAGTAACTTATCTATTTGCTGCCGACCAAACAGCCACACCTACTACCAGCATCTACAAGATTACAACCAGTGGTACTACTAGCGCATTTACTGCACGCTCAGCCATTGGTAATGGACAAATTCTTGACATATGCTCAGACGGTACTTTCCTTTATGTGGCTACAGCAACTGCCATATATGACATTGGTATTGATACTGGAACTATTCACCAACATTATGCAATCAATACAACCAACGCATCAAGCGTTGTTTTGCGCTATGTAAAGAGCCGTGTTATTGCTGGTATTACCCGTACTGATGGTTCAACTGCTGCATATGAATTGTTATTTCAAAACAAGGGCAGTGGTAATTCAGTCAATTTAAGTACCCTTACACCTATCAACGGTTCAACCGTACTGCCTAAGTACTGGCAGTGGACTGCTATCACTGAGGCTCGCAACGCTATCTACCTTGGTGGATACGCTGGCGATAACTCCTTTGTGTTCTCACTTACAGTAGATACTGCTGGTACCTTGCAGACTATTACAGTTGCTGCAACCCTTGGTCGTGGTGAACTTGTTACAGCACTATATGGATACCTTGGTACATACATAGCCATTGGAACAAATAAAGGCGTGCGTATATCAACAGTAGATTCTGCTGGTGGCTTGGCTTATGGACCACTCACCATTAAAAGTTCTACTCCTTGCTGGGATTTCAATGCTCGTGACTCTTACATTTGGGCAGCACAAACCAATGCGCTTGGTTCTCAATCTGGCACTATTCGTATCAACTTATCTCAGCCATTGACTTTATCTGGCTTTGCTTCTCCTGTTTATACGGGTTTATATGCCAAGGCTAACGACCTTGCTGTTAATGATGCTTCAACTGGCACAGTGTGGACTATCAAGAGTTTTGATAACCGCATTGCTTTCACGGTTGATGGCTCAGGTGTATGGCTTGAACACCCAACACAATTAACAGACAATGGTTATTGGCGTACTGGTCGTATCCGTTATGGCACACTAGAAAACAAATCGTGGAAAAAATTACGCGTGCGTACACCTGGTGATGCAATGCACGGCTCAATAGATGTGTTTAAAGTTAATGAAGGTGGTGCTGATGAAGCAATCTTTTCGGTACAAGAATACTCAACAACCTTTGACTTTGATATCACCGCCGCGTATTCTGATATTACGGCAGATGCTTCGTTTAAATTCGTACTCAATAGGGATACGACAGATGCTACAACTGGTTCGGTTATTAACGGTATCGCTGTTAAGGCTTTGCCTACTCCTACCCGTGCTCGTGTTATGCAAATTCCTATATTTTGTTTTGACCGTGAAACCGATAAGTTGGGTAACATCATTGGTTACGAAGGCTATGCGCGTGACCGTCTTGCCAACCTTGAACAGATGGAGTCGTTGGGTAAGACAGTAATTATCCAAGACTTTACCGCAGGTGGTACACCCACCGAAGTTATTATTGAGCAAGTAACTTTCTCTCGCTCAACACCATCAGCCCGTAACTACTCAGGCTTTGGTGGAGTTATATCTGTAACCGCCCGTACTCTCGCATAAGGAAAACTGCAATGTTTAAAAACTTTGATTGGAACACAGCCTACTCACTTGTGTTCACCCTTGGTGGATTGATTGCTGCTCTTGGATATGTAGCAAAACATCAGATTCAAAAGCATACCGAGGAACTCAAAGATGATTTAAGTAAAATTATGTACGCTCTATATAACGATGGGCAAACGGGTCTTATCAACAAGGTTGACCAACTTATAGAAAACCAACAGACAATCAAGATAGATGTCGAAGTACTCAAGTCGAAAGCAGAACAATGAGCGCAGCAACAGTAATAGCAACGGCTAAGAAGTATGCCGATGCCAAGTACAAAGAAGGCAAGAATAATGACACCATCTTCGGCAAGAAGTTTGGTTTAAACAACCAGCCTTGGTGCGCTATGTTCGTTTATGAAGTAGCAGTAGAGGCTGGCGAAGGTGGCAAGTTAGAAAAGACTGCCGCGTGTCAACAGATTGAGGCTTGGGCAAAGCGCAACGACCTCATTGTTCCAGTGTCAACCGTTCAGGCTGGGGATATTCTCCTGTTTGACTTTGCTAAAAAGGGTGTCGCAGAGCACACTGGCTACGCATTGGGCTACAATCCAAACACCCATCTCATAGATACGGTGGAAGGCAACACGGCACCAGACAATTCTGGACCGCAAGCCAATGGTGACGGTGTGTACTACAAGCACCGCAGCATCACAACCGTACGCTATGTGGTCAGACCGAAATGGAGTACAAAGTAATGGCACAAAATAAATATCTATTCAACATCCCACCTAAAGTGTGGACTGTCCTCTCACAGTGGGCACACATCTTCGTTGGTGCGATGACATTGCAATACACAATTCATCACACAACAGACTTCGCTACTTTACTTAAGGCTGGCGGATGTTCTCTCATCCCACTTATCTACCGCTGGGCTAACCCATCGGATTCTTTCCCTGCACCAAACCTTGGTTTAGTAGCAGCAGATAAAGCAGTTAAAGGCGATGCACCTGAGTACCACGCAGCGCTAAAGTAGTTTAAACATAAAGAGCCCCGCCTCAGATTTCTCTGAGAGCGGGGTCTTTTTTTGTTTCCCTTACGCGCTTCCCCTCGTGCAAGGAAATCTATCCACCAGTTTTATAAAAGCCACCAGCCTTAAATATCGTAGGCGTAGGTGACCATACGCGCTCCATAGATTGTTCACAACACACTGGTATCCAGTCGCTACCTATCGGCTTCTCAATTTCTTGATGCCCACCACACTTACCACATTTGTATTCGTATGTTGCCATTATCTAAATATCCAACCAGTCAATGCTAATAACGCAATGATACTTACTATGGCGTAAGGAAGTATGCGGTCATCCATTATGCCACCCACTTATAAGTCTTGTTCTTAACTATCTTACGCATAGTGTCTTGGCTTATGCCATACTTTTTTCCAAGCCCAATGTAGCGTTGAAGCAAGCGCTCGCGTTGTTCCATAATCTCTGCATATTCTTTGCGCAATTCCACTACTTGTTCATCAGTAAGAACTGCTGTTCCTTTAATGTTATTGTTCATACTTTATCCAATGGCGTAGGTACTGTTATTAAAGCACCGCAACTATAACACTCTGCATCCAAGGCGTAAAGCGAAATTTCAAAATCATTAAAGACTGCAATGACATAAAATGTCATAGACCCGCAAGGGCAAGCGTGCGTAGGTATGCCACGATAGTCAGCCTTTGTGCTATACTTACGCTTAAACCGTATGGCTCGGCGTAACCTCGCCATTACTCCCTTGCTCTGCACGAACAGGAGTGTAATCGTTTGTTTAAACATTGTCAAATTGCCAATCAACCTCGGCGTGTCGCTGCAATCTCTCCTCTATTCGTGTTACATTGGTGTCATTACTAACGAGAGGACTGGACTTGAGTACATTAGAACTTAAGACTGGAAAGAACTATGTCAGCCATAGTGCTATGAGTACTTGGCTTAACTGCGGATGGCAGTACTACCTAAGTCGTATTCAAAATGTACCTGAGGCACCGTCTTGGTGGCTTGTAGGTGGCAAGGCAGTACACGAATCTACTGAGGAGTACGACCTACGCCCTGATTTAAACGCACCGTTTAATACCACTGAGGTATTTGAAAAGTACTGGAAGATTAACTTCGAGCAGTCTGATAACGGTATGACTTTCCGTGCAGGTGGTCGTGCTACCAAGGCATATCCCAACAAGGAAGATAATACTTGGTGGTTAGCCGAAGGACCCAAGCAGGTTGATGCGTGGATTCAATTCCGTGAGGAGTCAGGCTATGTTATTTGGGAAACACCTGATGGCAGACCAGCAGTTGAAACAGAACTAAACCACAAGGTAGGTGGCGTTCTAGTTAAAGGATTCCTTGACCGTTTAATGGTGTCACCTACTGGTGAACTAACTGTGGTGGATATCAAGACATCTGCCAAGGAGCCAAGCGTTAATACCCAGTTGGGTATCTACGCCATTATGGTTGAAAAGATATTTGGGGTACGCCCATCTAAGGGTGCTTACTTTATGACCCGTACAGGTGAACTGACTACTCCAGTTGATTTGGATATGTACACAGCCTCTCGCTTTGGCTCACACCTTCGAGGCTTTGAACTTGCTATTGATAATAATATCTTCATCCCCGCCCCAGGATTTATGTGCGGGACTTGTAGTGTTAACAATGCGTGCTACGCGGTTAACGGTAAAGACTCCCATCTTTACCCTGAACTAATGATAGGAGAAATAGACAATGAGTAATGAAGCGCCATTTCAAGCGAACTTCAAAACACCTAAAGGTGCACTCATCAATGTTCGCGCTTGGTCAGAAGCCGAACTAGACCAATACCTTGATGCGCTACTACAGCGTATCAATGTAATCAATGATGTGGAGTTGGCTATCGAAGCCATCTGCACTGTTAACGGTGGCGGTTTGAAGGTGACATCAGCGAGTGGCTTGCCACAACCTGAGCGCCCAGTTGGTGCAACAACAGCACCATCTGCACCTGCTACTTCTTCTCCGTTGTGTGACCACAACGAACCAATGCGTTTAGTACCTGCTGGTATTAGCAAGGCTGGTAAGCCATACAAGGCTTTCTATGCTTGCTCTCGTCAGCGCGCTGAGGCTTGCCAAGCAAAGGCATAGTCATTTATGCGCTTACTATCCCGCGCTATTAGGACTGCTTCGCAAGGTGGAGCCACACTACCTACAGTGTGGAACTCTCTTGCAACGCAACAGATAGCCTTCCGCTACGGCGAAGTTAGTATGATTGCTGGTCCACCAGGAGCAGGTAAATCAACACTGGCTTTAGCACTTGCAGTAAATGCCAATGTGCCTACGCTGTATATCTCTGCTGATACACACTCACACACTATGAGCCTTCGCCTTCTAGCAATGGTGTCGAAACTTCCACAGGGAGAAGTAGAACCAATGATAGAAAAGGACAGGGAGTGGGCTGCGCAGATGTTAAAACCTGCCGACCATATTATGTGGGAGTTTGATTCCGCACCAACGCTTAAGGATGTAGAGGATGCAATCCTTGCAGCCCGTGAGCGCCTTGGAGATGATGTTCGTCTTATCGTATTAGACAATGCGGTGGATGTAACTATTGATGGGATGGATGAGTGGGGTGGTTTGCGTAACCTTATGAAAGAACTTAAGTGGTGGGCTAGAGAAACAGGTGCAGCCGTGGTTGTCTGCCACCACACGAGCGAAGGTGTGGCAGGTAATCCCTGCCCACCACGCTCGGCACTACACGGAAAAGTCGCGCAGACTCCTTCGTTAATTCTTACAGTGCACTCTCAGGTTGGTTTGCTTGCAGTGTGTGCAGTAAAAAATCGTTATGGTCCTGCCGATGCAACTGGCGCAACGCCTATTTGGTTGAGTTATGAGCCAGCCAGTATGCAAGTAATAGACCTAGCAGTACCACAACGATTGGAAATGTAATGGATGAGGAATACGAGATAGAAGTAGATATGGAAAAGGTTAGAGAAGTAATTGCAGCAGCGGATTTACCTGCTGATTTAAAAGAAAAGTTACTGACTGACCTACCTACTATCTTAGAAAATGTAGGAGAAGCAGCAGCAGTAGTCTATGACCCAAACAAGATTTGGCTTGAGGCTATTCAATATGCTGACTATATACAACAGCACGCAGAACACCTAGCCCAAGGGCACGGTGCTGAGTGCGACCAAGATTCTATTGCTACTATTCTGGCAATGACTATCTCGTTTAAACAGATGGCAGAGAACGCAATGCGTGTTCTTGATGTATTAAAAGTTGATTCAGAGTTAGTTGATTGGAACGAAGTCAAGATAACCTACGGTGAGGATAACGATGCACAGCAGTAAAGAAACACTATCCCTTGGCTGGTGTGACAATGGATTAACAGACGGTAAGTTTACCGAAGGTATCCTTTACACAACTATTCAAGCAAAAAATTTTAACACTCCTATCAATAATGCAGTGCGCGTACAAGGTAATCAGATTGGTCGCCAACGCCAACACCTATTTGATATGTGGGCAGACAGCATCAAGACAGACTGGTTGCTTTGGGTTGATTCAGATATTGTGTTGACTAATGAAGTATTAAAAAAATTATGGGATGTAGCAGATAAGAACACCCACCCGATTGTTTGCGGTGTGTACTTTATCTCTAAAGAAAACGAGCAGTCAGTGATGATGCCTATGCCAGCAGTCTTTAATGAAACTGGTGACGAGCATACGATTGCATATGTACACCCACTGCCAGTAGAAAAAGTTATTCAGATTGATAACGCAGGGCTTGGGCTTTGCTTAATGCACAAGTCTGTTATTCCAAAACTACGGGAGAAGTTTCCTAATCAGTCTATGTTTGCTGAGCAAGAGGGATTAGGCGATAAGTATATTAGTGAGGATATTGTATTCTTCCGTAAACTAAAGGCGGCTGGTATTCCAGTCCACGCGCACACTGGCGCGTTAGTTAAGCATATGAAGCGCTTTGCTTTAGATGTTCATTACTACCAACTTTATTGGAATATGGTTCAAGTTCAACAGGCTCAAGCACAAGAAGAATAATATATTTTATGACAACTATTATTGGGATTCAGTACCCCGATAAGGCTTTGATTATGTCTGATAGCCAAGTCACTGATGGTGGTGGTAGAAGTTTTAACCATCCATCTATGGTGAAGGTATCACAGCGTGGTCAATATCTTATTGCGGGTGCGGGTGAGGTTCAGCCGTGCGATGTTGCACAGCATATATGGCAACCACCTAAGCCAACAAAAGAAAAGTTAAAGAACACTTACCACTTTATGATTGCTGAGGTTATGCCTTCGCTTCGCCATTGCCTAACAGAAAATGGTTACAACTTTAACGAGGAACAAGATGATAGTTCAGAGTATCGCTTTGCATTTCTTATCTGTTTAAACGGACAAATCTTTGACATCAGTGATGATTTGTCTGTAACAATTAGAAGCGATGGATACTACGGCGTAGGTTCAGGTTCTAAGTACGCCATTGGTGCGCTCTACGCTGGTGCTAAACCGCGCCAAGCCTTAGAAATTGCAGCCAAGAACGATGTTTATACCTCGGCTCCGTTCATTACTAGATACTCAAGGAGAACAAATGGCAAGTCAACAAGCAAGTAATAAGCGTAGAGGTGCAGCCTTTGAGATTGAACTTGCTGAGTGGCTACTAGAACAAGGCTATGAATCTCAACGCTTACCTCGCGCTGGTAAGAACGATATAGGAGATGTATTTCTTCCGACCGCAAATGATATTTATATTATAGAAGCCAAGGCTCCACGCAGAGATGGCAAGATAGACCTGAGTGGCTGGCTTAAAGAGGCTGATACTGAGGCTTTGAACTACAAGATAGCCAAGAAACTGGCGCTATCCCCTACGCCATTGGTCATCATCAAGGCTTCCAATAAAGGAATTGCTGATGCTTATGTGGTGCAGAGGTTAAGTGATGCGCTCGCCAAACTCTAAGCACGACATTGCAAAAGTATTAGAACACTACGGCTTTGATATTCCTTATGGTCGTGGTGGGTGGGTCACTGTGCGTTGTGCGTTCCACGGTGATAGAGTTAAGTCAGCGCGTTTAAACATTGAGAACGGCGGCTTCCGCTGCTTTGGATGTGAAATGGCTGGAGATGTTTATTCAATCATAATGAAGAAAGAGGGAGTAAATTATGGCGAGGCTGTCGCAATCGCAGAGAGAATCACTGGAGAGAGCAACGGAGAGTTACGCGCAAAACCTAAGCGAAGTAATGCCGTATCTAACGAACAGAGGTATCACCGAACAGACAGCGACTATGTTTCGCCTAGGTTTCGTGGTCGAGCCTGAGGTTGGACACGAGCATTATGTTGGCAAGTTAGCAATCCCTTACCTCACACCAACAGGTGTAGTTGATATTCGCTTTCGTAGTTTAAACGGTGATGGTCCTAAGTATCTATCAAGACCAGGAGCCAACACTCATATCTACAATATCCTTGCTTTGGAATCTGATGGCGATACCTTGGTAGTTTGCGAAGGCGAACTAGATACTGTCATCGCTACACAAGCAGGGTTCAAGGCGGTTGGTTTGCCTGGCGCTAACAACTGGAAACCTTTTTACTCGCGCGTACTTGCTGACTGGAACAAGGTGATGTTGTTCTGCGATGGTGATAACGCGGGTCGTGAGATGGCTAAGAATATATCTCGTGAACTGGACAATGTGTTCTCTGTCTTTATGCCCGAAGGATTAGATGTTAATGATGTGTACCTACAAGAAGGTGCCGAAGGATTAAGAAGGCGAGCGGGCGTTTAAACAATGAATCAAGATGATGCACTCTGGGAAACCATTTATAAGGTGGCTCGCCTAAGTGCTATGCGAGTAGCGCGTATCCAACGCAATCTCGTACCAGCCGATGACTTATACCAACACAATATCGTGTGGGCACTGGAGCATTGGCACAAGATTATTGAGTGGGAAGAACAAGAGAGTCTGTCGTTTAAACTGCGTAAGACTTTTACAAATGAGGGACAGAAGTTATGTTCCAAGGAGCGCGCACAACGGTCGCGTTCATCTACAACAGACAGTTTTTATTACACTGCTGAACTATTGCATCAACTATTGCGTGATGTGTGGCACTACGCTGGCTGGCTTGATACACCTGATATGACCAGCGAGTTTGTACAGTCAACCTCTAAGCCAAGTGAAGGTAACAATCGCCTTGCTATGTTCTCAGACCTAGCCCAAGGTATTGCTTCATTAAGTAAAGCCGACCGCTTATTACTACGCCAACGCTACGCTGATGGTGGCATTGAGTTTGATGCGCTTGCTGAAATGTATGAAGTATCCGAGGATGCTATACGCAAGAGAGTTAAGCGTGCCATTATTAAATTGCAAGACAGACTAGGTGGTGAAGCACCAGTCTGGCGTGGCGCTCGCCGTGTTAAATCAAATGCTCAAGCACGGGCTGAACTAAGAGAGGCAGAAGGTAATGTTTAAACGGATTAAGTTATGGTTCTTAGGAAAGATGTGGATACTAGGCAAGCGCCTTCAATGGTGGGCTGATGAAGCCATTATTGAATTCTATTATGTTGATTGCGATGCGGATTGCGATTGTGACTTTGATGATTGTGGTGACTGCCAATGATTATAGGTTTGAGTGGTTATGCACAGTCGGGTAAAGATGAGATTGCGAAGATACTTGTGGAGCAGCACGGGTTTAAACGCCTTGCCTTTGCTGACCCGATTCGTGATGCAGTCTATGGACTTAACCCTTTGGTTGAGGGTGACCTACGCCTTGCTGATTTGGTAGATAAATATGGTTGGGATGTAGCCAAGAGTAAAGATGAAGTGCGCCGATTGTTACAGTCAATGGGTGCTGAGGTAGGGCGCAAGCAATTTGGTTCAGAGTTTTGGGTAGTCGTAGCAATGTCACAGATTGGTAACGCTACCAATGTCGTGTTCACTGATGTTCGATTCCCTAATGAAGCACAGGCTATTACAGATATGAACGGCGTTATCGTACGGGTTATCCGCCCTGATACTAAGCCAATCAATGACCACGAGAGCGAAGTCGCTATGGATAGATACGACTTTGATGCAACCTTAGTAAATGCTGGTTCACTAGATGAACTACCAAGTAAGGTTGATAAAGTATTGGACCTGTTTAAACAATGAAAGAACAAGAACTCTTTGATTACTTGAAGCGTGCGTACTATCCTGATTTAGAAAAGTCTGAGGGTACTTTCGATACCTTTGATTGTGTAAGCAGAGAGTTTGAAATGTATGTTGAACTTAAGTCAAGACTGACACACTATCCAACACTGTTGCTTGAGCGCAAGAAATACAATGCGTTAATGCAACACGCAGAGAACCTTAGTTATCAAGCGTGGTATATCAACAACACACCCGAGGGTATCTATGGATTCAACCTATCCCATATGGCTGAGCCAGTGTGGGAAACCAAGTGGCTACCTAAGACTACTGAGTTTGGTGACCGTGGAAAGATAGATAAAGAGGTTACTTTCCTTGATGTTAATACCGCAACTATCCAGGTGTCGTTCCCGCAAACCCTTGTTTAAACACAATGGATGACTTCTTCGCCAGGTTCCAGGCGTTACACCAGCAGCATCTTAATAAGTTTAAACGCAAGTTAGATAACGCGCGGCAGCCTGAGTCGGATGATTATTGGAAGGGTTGGAACGCAGGACTTGCTTGGGCAGAACGCATAATAGACGGCGATAAATCTGCTGATTAAATAGTGAAGCCACGCGAGGGACTGGAACCTCAAGCGTGGCTTCTGTATTAGTGTAACACAACTAGCGTTTGTAAGTGCGTGGCATCCCTGATACTGGGTCAACCAGTGCCCACTTTAATTCCTTTCGGACACGCTCTCTATCTAGTGGAACTAATCCACCCCATACCCCGTAGCGTTCGTGTATTAAACCCCACTCCCTGCACATCTCAAGGATGGGACAAGCCACGCACATACGGGTAATCATTTGCTTCTCCTCTGCGGAGAATATATCTTGCGCTGGATAGAACAACTCGGTATCTATGCCAGCACAAGCAGCCTGTTTAAACGCTTCACTATTGTAGTGAAGTAAATACTCTGCTCTGTTTGGCAGTTGTATTTCTCTTTTGATTCTATTAAACCGTGGTCTTTGTATGATTGGCATAGCCAGCCCCCACTAGAAATTCAACGGCACTATCTACTAACACATCAACGGGGATACTGCGTGTTAGTGTCGGCTCACCCATAGGTTCACGCTCATTGGAATAAGTGAAACCATTTTGGATTAAGTATTGTTTTAATTGCGCTCTCATCTCCTCGTACATTTTAGTACCATCCTCTCGCTAGTGATGATGCGTAGGCTTTGCACGGTGACCCTGAATAACGGCGGTCAATATATGCGAGCCCGTATAGAACTTGTGTATATCCATTTGATGATTGTTTGTAGTGCATTAGGTTAAGAATATAAGGTTCAATTTGTGGGATGCCATAGGCTTTTGATTGGTGATTCCTACTCTTAGGATTCCAGTTTGATTCTTTAGTCCATAGTGACCATAGGCAATACCACTCTTGTATCTGTTGGCGTTTGATTAACTGTTCGACTGCATACTTTTGGTAGTCGTTGTCGTAGTACGCCACCACTGTTCCGCGTTGCGCTTTAGGTGTAGCGTTCATATCACCCATATATATACGCAAGGTAAGCAGTGATAACACGAGTAACCAAAACACAATCCACCAGTTGCGACTGCGTTTAAACGGGTCAACATCCTTAATCATTTAGACTCCTTTGCTAAACCGATATGCTCCGCCATCTCTAACCACATTGGCAGTACATCTGTGTCATTACCTTCGTCATCACTGTTGCCGAGGATAATCATATTGCCAGCGATTACATCGTCATCCATAATCGCATTGCCTAACCAAGCCAGCAGTGTGCCATTGCGGTTAGGCTTTAACATTTCTAACTTGCCTTCCTCGTTGACATAGATTCGCCCGACTGTGCCCGCTTTGTTACCGTACATAGTCAAGCCTTCTATCCATCCACCTACTGCTTGCTTGTAATCATCGAGTTGTTTAAACTCTTTTGATTCGTAAGTGCCATCCGTATATATCACTAACCCTTTAGCCATTGTTATCTCCTTTGAAATCATCTCGGCACGATTCACACCATTTGCTTTCGGGTGTTCGTGGCGGATTCGTTTCACATATTTCACATACTTTTAAACCTAGTTTCTCCTTTGCTTCATCGAAGCGCTTTCGATACTGCATTAACTTGTCAAGGATTTTATCTAGGTCATTTGTTATATCTAATAACTCTTGCTGTACATCTACCATCATCCAGTCCTTTCTAGTTGGTAATACCTAAGTGTCCTCTTGTCGTGTTCATATGTCAAGGATTTGTTAGAGAGTTTCTAAAATTATTTTTATTGTTTAAACACTTACATACATACGCGTTGGTTTTAACAACTGCGTTGTTAAAACTGATTGTACACACCTTGTCAAGTCGTACTGTTTAAACGGGTGTACGGGGGGTGTACGCGTACACTGTACGAACATTGCGTACACCCTGTTTAAACACTTAATCTTTGCCAGAAGATTCTGTAATAAAAAAACCCCCGCCATTTCTGACGGGGGCTTGGGCATTGCAGATTAGAACGGGATAGTTTCCTTGTGCTTGATGGTCGAGCGATTGGTGATGCGCTTTACGCCATCATCAAACTGAACATCTTTCCAGTTAGCACTAAGGCTAAACATCTTAGGAGCAAACCGATTAAAGGTTGAGTACTCCATAATCTTTCCGTTAACTATCTTGTAGTAGTCACCTTCGCGGGCTTCGTGTTCCCAGTCCAGTTCATCAAACATAAACCACGCACCATTGCGGATGGCATCGAGCGTTGATGCGTAGAGGATAGACCCGCCTCGTGTCTGACCTATCCATAGCGGGCTCGAGTTAACACGGGCTAAGTGCAGTGTGTTGTGTGCATCTGTGAAGTCAAACCACGCAAGCGCGGCGGAGCCTTGGATATTACCGAGCACCTCGGTTGGGTGGTAGTTGTCAGCAGTGAACGCGATGAGTGCAGTCACGGCTTCGCTGTCCACTTGTGCACGGCGCTTGACATTGAGGCGTTTAAACAACTCGGTGTCGTTAGCGATATGACCGTTGTGTGTCAGCGCAATTTTGCCACGAGTGATTGGGTGATTGTTGTCGTTGTTAGATGGTGAACCTTGCGTTGCGTAGCGTGTATGCAGGATTGCAGTACGCGCGCCTTGGCATAGCGTGTCACCTGTGCTCGGGATGAACCTGCTCGCAGGGATATTTTTCTTGAGCAGTTTAAATTTCTTTTCATCCGCATCTATCCACGCGCTACCTGTTGCGTGGTATCCGCGGTGTTCGATGTCGAGCAGTAGTGAGCCAGCGATATCCGTAGGATTCGCGGTGTGTTGTTCAGGGTTGAGGCAGAAGCCAGCAATTCCACACATAATTTATTCTCCAGTCTGTTGTCGGTTAATGCGTGAAGTGTATCACGCAGGTTTTCTAATTGCAATTATCTTGTTTAAACAATCGGTGTCCACCAGATACTCCGCTTCCGCTTGAGTATATGCGCCAGTGAACTTGCGACCGTATAGGTCTATGCCTTGCACGATATACACGAGTGCCTGTTCCGTGTCGCGTTCGCTCACTTGGTAATCCCCAAATCTTTCAGGGTTTTCTTATGGATGTTTAAACACTCGTTGTGCCATAAGTTTCCGTGAGGTGCGTAGTAAGTTATGTAAGATTCCATTGGGTGTGATTGCGAGTACACGATTGCATCGCAACCAGCGCAACGGATGATTGTTAAATCGCGGTCGCTCATAAGTGGTAACACTTTTCAAAGGTACCCCAGCAATAGTGGTCGCCCACCCAGTAGAGGTGCGTGATTACTTGCCATAGCCCGATGAGTGCGAGCGCGGTTACGAACCCGAGCACGAACCACCCGCGAGATGTGATTTTACTTTTCATTTCCAGTCCTTTCGTTTAAACACTTCCCGTACTTCGGGTCGTGTTCGTGAGTGGTCGGGCATTGCACCCGTGAGCGCGCTTGGTTACGCGACCACCCGCCTAGAGGTGCTTACGCACGCTCCGCGATGTCATCCGCACGCTTGAGCAGGTACTCGCGAGTGCTTAGGCTTAGCCCGTGGCTTGTGAGGATGTCGGTTAGGACATTGAGCATCGCGCGCTCGTCTTGCGTGCGGTAGAACGCGCCCGCTTGTAACTCGTGACCTTCCATCGAGTAATTCGCGAACGCGGTGATGTACTCGACCCACGCGCTCGCCTTGGTACCGTTGAGCGTGCCTTGGTGTAGGCGAAATTCGACCGTACCGTGGCGCGAAATTGCGTTGAGATTGAGCGAGCGGTAACGGTCTGCACGGTCGGGGTCGAAATCGTTATCGCGTATGCTCTCGGCTACGCGCTCGGCATCGAGCAGGTCAAGCGCACGGCACCAGCGCGAGGATGAGCCACCCGCACGGCGTGAGGGAGCCACGAGTAACTCGGTTACGGCGTGAGCGGTGTACCAGTTGAGCACGAGCCGAGGGAGCGCGTTCTCGCCTATACCAGCGAGCCCGAGGTGAGCGTGAAACCCAGCCGAGCGGGTGACACGAGCGCCAGCGCCTAGGAGCGCACGGGTGACGGTTTTCATCTCGTTTAAACGCTCATCGTTGAGAATGGGGGACACGATTTCGCTTGAGCCCGATGGGAGCGAGCCATCGGTAAGCGCTTTCCAGTCGCGCGGGGTTGCGTGCCCGTACGATTCCGCGTTGCAGGTGATGCCCGCACGGGTCACGGCGCGGGCGCTCTCGGATGGGTTGAGCCCGATGACTTCGAACTCGATGCCGTAAGTGTGAGCCATTTTAGTTTTCTCCTTGTTCGGTCATTGCGTTTAAACAGGTTGGGCAGATAGGGGCTCCGAGCGTGAGGAGCGTGGTGCGTGATACGCGGGCTATGTACGAGTGGGTAGCGTTCACACAGGCGACCTTGATTAAGCGGGTAGTCTGCTTAGGCTTGGTCGGGACGGTGACTTGAGCGTGAGGGTACGAGCCTAGATTTTCGATGCGGGTTTTGAGCCAGTCGGGGATTTGGTCGCCATCGAGCCCGAGTTGGGCGCACGCTTGGCGGTAGCGCGCTCCGCGCTTGTAATCGCCCGAGTGTGCGACCACGAGGAGCGGGAGCACGAGGCGCGCAACCTGCTCGGGGTCGTCAATTTCGGGAGATATAAATATCTCCGCGGTGAAATCCTCGCTTGCGCTTGGGGGCAGGATGTCCGCGCTTGGGCGCTTGCGACCTGATGCGGGCGGGAATCCGCACGCTAGGCGCACGGTGGGCTCCTCGTCCCCGCCGTCCGAGATTGAGCGTGCTACGAGCGAGGCGCTACGGCTTGCGAGTGTTGCGAGCCATTGTTCGCGGGTTTTGATGCTTGGCATTGGGTGCCACCTTTCCAGTCGGTGAGTGAGCGTGATTTACGCTTACAAGGAGCACGGTAGCACTCGGGGTTTAAACGGTGTCAAGCATCCCCGCCAAAGTTTTTTAGATTTACGCTCAAGGTGTGAGCCGATTCACACTTTTGCCTAGGACAAATCGGACATTTTGGGACAGTGTGGACATTGAGCGTGAATTGGTTGAACTTTCAACTACCTCACGCTCAGAAAATCGGACATTTCGGGACATTTTGCGACAATCGCGACACGGCTCGCGCGCGGGATTTTTATACACGCGCATACGCGCGCGGGTGTTAAACCCACGCTCGCGGGATATTCATACACGCGCTTAGGCGGGAAATAAATACACACGCGCGGGATATATATTCACACGCGCGCAAGCGCGCGGTAATTCCCCGTGCGTGCGGGGTTCTTATTCGCGCGTACGCGCACGCGGAATAATCGCGGGCGGGCAGGTGATGTTTAAACACGCGCACTCGCGCGCGATTAACGCGCACGCGTCGCGTGTGTTCTTTATTCGCGCACGCGCATACGCGATTAACACGCGCGCATAGGCGCGCGGTTTAAACACTCCACGCGTGGCAAATTCGGACATTTCAGGCTGTTGATAACTTTTGAGATTTACGCTCAGAGCCTGTGGATAACCTGTGGACAAAGGCTGTGGATAACCCCTCGAAAAATAACTCTCAACACGCGCGTACACGCGCGGTTATTCCACGCTCACGCGCAGGGATTATTCCGCGCGCAAGCGCGGGAATATATCCCGTAGGCGCGTGTGTGTTATTTCGCGCGTGCGTGCGCACGCGGTAAGAGATACCCGAGCCCACGCTCGTTTGAGCGTAAAAGTTACTCACGGGTAATAACCCTTAACAGGCGCGCGCAAGCGCGCGGTGTAGATATCTCACGGCGAGCGTGAAACACGCTCAGAGCCCGCTTGGAAGCCTCGTGCGCGGGTCTTTATTCGGGCGCGCGTAGGCGCGCAATAAAGATATCACCCAGCACGCTCAGCCTACGCTCAACCCTCGACCTTGGCTTGAGCCTTCGGGGTATCTATTACGCGAGGGTGCGCGCGGGAATAACACCCGAGCGTATGCGCGGGATTAACACGGGCGGGGGCGCGCGCGGTATGGAGCGCGTTTTGCGAGTTGTCGTAGCCTCGCACGCTAGCGCTCAGCCAAGCGTAAAAAATCCTCTATCCGCGTGCACGCGTGCGCGTTTAAACACCCGTGCGCGCGCGTTGTTGTGCGTTTGACCCCAGACATTTAAATCTGGGGGCGCGTGTGTGCGTGTGTATCCACACACATAACTTTGATAGTGTTGCCTGAAAGCAGTATAAAATACTGACTTTAGAGATATGCTATATAGTGTGACGAAAGTCACACGGTAGCAAGTGTCCAATAGTGAACCTCTGGACACCTATATACTAGTGAGGGGCGTAAGCAATAGAGCCCCTCTACTACACTGGGTGTCAGCCCCTAGGCTGACCCCACTAGATATGCCCTAACCTTCGGCTTCCGCCTTAGGGCTACAGCCTACGGTTAGGAAAGGATTATGCGGAACACTCACCACTAGCGGTGTTCCTGCTACATAGCCTATGGAAAGAAAACGCACGACTTCGCTATCTGTTAAGTCGGATGCTGCGAAGCAACAAGTATTAGATTTTATTAAACAAGGCTACTCAGTTCAAAAGGCTTGCGATGCCGTAGGTCGTTCTTCCAAGACCTACGAGTACTGGAGAAAGACTGACGAGAACTTTGCAGTAGCAGTTGACCGCATTAGGTCTATGACCGCTCGGGGCGAATTGGGTAGTACCAAGACGGTACCAGCATTTGACGAGTTTTCTGAAAAATATCTTGGAACTAAAGTTTTCACCCATCAACGCCACTGGATTGATTTACTAGAGGGTAGAGAGCCCCACGACATCCACCCATCCTGTACTTACGACAAGGGTGCCGAAGATTTAATTATTATTAACACTCCCCCAGAACACGCTAAGTCCACGACCATTACGGTCAACTACGCCGTGTATCGGATTTGCCAGAACCCCAACATCAGAATAATGGTGGTGTCTAAGACACAGGCTATGGCGCAAAAGTTCCTGCTTGCCATAAAGAACAGACTAACACATCCTCAATATCAGAACCTGCATTTGGACTTTGGTCCACCAGGTGGCTTTGAAAAGAATTCTGATTCGTGGAAGCAGGACTTAATTTATCTATCCTCTGATGCTCGTAACTCAGGCGAAAAAGACCCAACAGTTCAGGCAGTCGGTATCCGTGGACATATCTACGGTTCCCGTGCTGACCTAATCATTATGGATGACTATGTGGACAATACTAACGCCCACGAGTACGAGAAGCAGATTGACTGGATTCAGTCAGAAGTTATGTCCCGTATTGATAACGAAGGTGGAAAGTTACTTGTTGTTGGAACTCGCTTACGCCCTCGTGACCTCTATTCAGAGTTGCGCGAC